GATATAAGTATATCACCAGGATAGGTTTGTAAAGGAGCGACAGTATCTACCTCTTCGAAATCTTCTCCTAGATCAGCAGCATCTGTACCTGACTGTAAAGTATCTGGGTATGCATTATGATGAGGGTGGTTCCAAATATTAACTATTGAAAACCAGTAATTTTTAGTTTGTAAGGAATTAGCTGCTCTATTTTCAGATGGTAGTGCAGTAATAATTACTATTTCATTTTTTAGAGGTACGTTTACTATATTAGTATTTCCGCAATAGGCAAAAGGTAATATTGCATCTTCATCTTCTGAATGTGCTTTATCTAAAGGTCTATACCTTATTCCGTTTATAGATTGAGATCTACCAAATTCATCCCAGTAAGGACTAGATTCATCTAATACCACATCAACAACTCTTCCAAACTTAAAGGTAGGTGAAGCACCTGCTCCTTTTGCTGCTGATACGGCTTTGGCAATTACACCTCCTCCAAAATTAATCATCTTCTTCGGTATCTTTATTTTCTATTTCTGTAATCTCTTCTTTTATTTCATCTTGCTCATCTAAAAGATCTTGTAATTCAGAGAAGTCAAACATATCACTTCCATCTCCTTTAGCTTGAGCTGTTTCGATTCTTTGTACAATAGTTGCAAGTTTAATGAGTGCTTCATCATTCTTTACACCTATTTCCATATACTCTTTTATCATAGGTACTATCAATGTAGCATCTCCTATGTTTTCGATTAATGGTTTTAACTCTCCTATCAAAGCTTTTACTTGAGCTCTGGTAGTTGTTGAGTTATTATGAATCTCAGAGAAGAGATCAGATAGAGTCTTACCGTCAAATATTTCTTTATCTAAACTCATGTCTTTAGTTTATTATAAATAGATCAGCGTAATTTATTGACGATTAAACCTTGGTCATAAAGTTTTTGATACTTAGCTTTGAAGTCATCTTTAAGTATATTAATTACTTTGGTAAGTGAAGGAGTTTCACAATCTGTCATCTCTCTTATGTAAATATAAAGAGCTTTCTTTTTGAAGATATCTAAATCGTTTCTAGTTCTAAAAATAGTAAGTACTGCGTCTGCTATCTTTTTATCTGATTCTTTTACAAAAGTTTCATCTAAAGTTTCGTAGGTACTTTCAACCCATCTATCGATAAAAGCAGACAATGTTATTCCTGCTTCTTCTCCCATCTTATTGGTTAGTTTAGGGTCATAGGATTCTTCCATTTCGGAGAAACTACCTATTTGCTTTAGTCTTTTATAGTTTTTATTGTTATAGTTTATTAACCAACGTTTAACTATGGTACCAAAGTAAGAATATGCCTTAGCTCCATTAGTAGGATCAAACTTCATAATCTTTTCTTCTAGTAATATAGAAACTAATTCGTGTTTTAAGTCTTCTATCTTTTCAACATCTGTGTAATAGAACTTAAAAGTGTGTATAATATTTTCTGCTAACTTATAAAAAGGTAAGTAAATGTGGTCAGTAAAAATTTTAGCTCTATAGTCTGGGTCTTTCGACTCATTGTACTTAACTATATATTCTTCTGTCTCTTTTGTAAAGTAATTAGCTTTGCTTTTCTTCCTGGGCATTTGTTAATCGGTCTAGTTCATTTTGAACTGTTTTCAATTGTTCGAAAAAATAACCGACCTCGTCATCTGACTCAAAAACCCCACGTTCGTCAAGTTGATTAAGGTGCTTTTTTGAATCTGCTAATGTATTCTGAATAGTACTAAGGGTGTCTTGTAATTTTACGACTTCATCCTCGTATTTCTCCACTTTGATTAGTAGATTTCTTAAAATATAAATAAAAATAATAAGAGTACCAACTAAAACTCCGGAAATAATGTTATATATTGAAAAAACTTCTTGCATTTATAGGTTTTTTAGAGTTTTTGCAAGTCCGTCCGAAGAATTGACACGTTTTCCTGTAGTAGCTTGTGTCTTTTTCACCTTACTTTGTTGATATCCTTGTAATCCTACATTATTATCGTACTCAACCTGTGAAGCTAAGAAATCTGCTGTATGTAGAACCTTTATAATATTAGTTTTTTGTCTTGATGATGGGTTATAACTGAAAAAGTAAGCTTTATTAGCATCATCAAACACACCATCATGTAATCTTATAGCTAAAAACTCTTTTTTGGTTACCTCAATACCGAATTTCTGTAGTACAAACAAAGAACGATCTGGAATTAGCATAAAATCTAACTCTGGATTGTTTGTATACATCTCTGCTAACTTATCTTGTCTCCATTTATCGGTCTGAGGTAGGTAATTCATCTTATCTCCATCACCTAATTTACCTAAGTCGTGAAATAATGCGGCAAAGACAAGTTCTTCTTCGGTGAAATCAATATCTCCACCCATCTCTTTGTATAACCTCATTTGCTTCACCGCATATTCAACAACTCTATTGACGTGGTCAACATACCCACCCGGAAAAGCATTATGATACCAAGTTTTACCACTAGCTGGAGCTAGAGCATACTCTTCTTGAAATGAATCGATCATAGATAATACCTTATCCTTACGGTCGGTAATATAAGTTTCGACTATTTTTAAGTGCTTTTCGTAGTTTTTTTGGATTTTATCCTTCGTCAATGACATATCTTATTATTTTATCTATTATTAATATATATTTATATACTTATATATTATCTTTTATCATATATCTTATATATTCTAATAATATAATTAAGATAATACTTTTTTTTCAAAGAATCAACTATTCTACAATAAATTTTGCTAAATAATCTTCCTTGGTCTGGGAGTACATACCTGCATCCCATTGTACTTTCATTGCAATAGTAATAGTATCACCTATCATCTGTGGAATAAATGGTCCTAATACTCTTTTAGACTGCATTGCATTACCTACTTTCTTAAAATATATGGTAGTAGGCTGTGCTATATTGATTTCTATACCTTCAAACTGACTAAGACTTATGTCTTGCCAACCTACCGGTAACGGACTACCTGTTTGATTCCAATCTCCTGTAAAAGGTCTAAAGATAGGAACCGTCATAACTAAAGAATCTCCTATAATCCATGACGTATCACTATCAAAATTAGCTCTTACTACTGATTCTTCGTTATACCTAAACTCCGGAATAACTTGAGATGCTCTAACATCAACGGAAAAGTACGGAAGATACTGTCTAGACCAATCTAACGGTACATGGTAATATCCGTTTGAATCAGGTAGCATAGGAAATAGGATAGCAGCATCGCACTCGCCGTTGGTGCAAATGTAGGAGGGGGATAGGTCGTCTTTTTGACAAGATACGGCTATCGCCGCAGCGCAAAAAAGCGCAAGTCCCCACGAAATTTTTTTTCTAAACATAATTTAAGTATATATTATCAACTTCCTTTTGAATATCCAGAACGACCTTATTATGAAGATCATCGTATCCTCCCGAGGTAACAACCCCTAGAGTATCATATAATGATATTGTAAGATCAATCTGTGTGCCATCTATATCGGTTCTAAAGTGTAGATCATTACTTTCGTAGTCTGATATGCTATATGGATATAAATGGTTGAGTCTCTCTAGGAGCAAAGCTCTAGTCTGGATAATATCAGAAGACTTTGAATACCTCTCCATATTAAAATAACTTCAATTGGTTATCTACCTTTTTACTATCAATCTTATAAGCACCTTGAATCTTTCTTGTAGGTAAGAACTTATTTGAATTCCAATCCATTACCTCACCATCTTTAACAGTCAAGGCATGCTTGGCAACAGTTACTATATAAGTACCTTTAGGATGACTCTCTATAAAAGATTTAAGAGTCTTTTGTCTCAATACTTTTTCTCCATATAACTTATATACGTTCTTAGTATCTTTATTACCTAACACTGATACGCTATAAGTATTATCACCTATAGTCATACCATTCATCTCATAATTTAACATTTGAGCTACTATATTCTCATTAGGAGTACCTTTCTTATCAGGTCTACCAAAGCTAGACTTAGCTTTCTCATGAGCAGTTTCATAAGCACTACCAGTAGCAACAGCTAATGCTCTAACAAAACAGTCATTTTTTTCGTTTTTTGCAAGATTCGAATCAAAGGACGAATAAGCCTTATTTACATCTAAATACATAACCTTTATTTTATTAATTATTATACCTTAATATAGGTACTTTTCCCTTGGGAAACAACTTTTCCGGTAAGTATTTTAGGATTCTAATGCCGGAACTCTATAAGATTCTAGTAATTCCACGTATTTCTTTATAGTAGAACACTTTTCATACTGTTCTAAACCTTCATAATAGTACATTAACCCTTCTAGCATATAGATATTATGCATTATTTCATAAGAATCACCTATTTTGAACCTATCTTCAAATTTACTAGCATCGATTCTTTCAAGATATTGTAGTAATTTATTGAAATACTTGTATTGTATAGCTTTTCTGGTTGTTTTATACTGCTTTGGGTATTGATGCATATACATTTGATCCATGATCTTGTAGTTTTCTAACCCTCTTACAACCATATTCATAAGTACATAAGGGTTTTTCAACGTATCTTCAAGATTGTGCTCTTTGTAGATATGTTCATCACCTTGTTCAAAGATAGAAAACAATGTATTTTTATCGAGCTTATGCATATATCATAAATATCGAAAAATCTCCCCGAAAAAAAAACTTGGATTTAGTAGTTTCTTAACCAAAAAGTTCTTATATTATTTATATATGTTTGGATTAGCTGCAATATCATATACTATAGTCTTTGTGTTCTTTACTTTATTTAAAGATCACATTATTAATATAAATTTTCCGAATACCTCCGACGAGAAAAAGTCTTATATTAATCAAAGATGGATGTTATTTTATGTAGCAGGTTTGATCATATTGTTTTTCTATTACTGAGATGAAAGATAATAGAATGGGACTTATGGACTATGTAGTATTATTCCTCCTTTTACTACTATTTGTTTTTGTTGCAAGTTGCTATTCTGATAGATCTGAAATCATATGTAATGAAATCTATCAACCTGTATGTGTTGATGGTAAGACTTATCCTAATGCTTGTTATGCACAAGCTGATGGATATAGTAATAGTGATTTAGTATTGTGTGATGATTGATCATTTGAAAAAATATCTAGGTTGGTATGTATTGATACCTTCTATCTATCTAGGTTTTGTAGAAGATGGTTTTATGTTCTTTGTAGCATTAATTGTACTTCTTAAGATGCCTCCATTTAACTGGGTAGATAAAGGATTTGATTGGTCTGCAAAAGTTGGGCAAAGAATTAGAGCAAGAGTTGATGCCTATAGAGCGACCAAGTCACCTATTATCAGTAAATTGATATATCTTATAATGCTTTTGATAGGATTATATGCTCTATATATAATGCTATTTGTATTGCCTGAATGTGAGTTATGTTAAAATGAGAAACTTTAACAATATAGAACCAATGGATATAGTTGCCTGGAGTCTATTATTTGTAATTGTATTCTTCTATATTAGACTTATATTCAATATATAAATATATACATATATATAAACCTATATACTGAAATCTAGCAGAAATAGGGAGAGCGTTATGGCAGAATCCTGCAGACTACCAACCTCTTAGGGAACATTACTGGCAGTGTGCATGCAAGGTTAGATCAAACTTAGGTAGGAGTGACCTAGCAAGGACAGAAGATCCATAATGAGGCATAGAGTAAATAGAATAGTCCCAGAACGAACAATACATCCCATATATAAGGCAGATATCTTTTCATATTATACCATTGTATAGGTTTGACCATTTGCCTCTATATAGGCATTTACTTTCTTTAACACTATAGATAGCTCATCTATCATAGAGGTAGGTATACCATTAATAGTTCTTAAGGCTGACTCTACACCTATATACCAATAGCCATCAAATAGACCAAATAACATATTGATTATATTATCATTATCTCCATCTACTACTCTTACTTCCTGAATTACATCTAGGACAAATGAGGTATCATCCATTGTAAATGTCTCATGCCTATCAAATCTTTCGTGTTTAAATGTCATAACCTTTATTTTTATATACCTTAATATAGGCATAATTACTCGGACTACCAACTATTTTACTGGGTATTTTTGTGCTATATAGAGGATTTTTTAAGAGGGGTGTGGCCGTGCCTGATATTCTGATAGTAAATTATCTTCATTCTCTATGCTCTTTTATACACAATATATAGAAATATAATTATATAGATATATGAATATATAACACTAGTTTAGAATGATATGCTTAAGTAGAGTGTAACACCCTCTCTTTTATTCTAACCTATCTAAGGTTATCTCTCCTTTAGGATCGTTATAGGTCATATATAGAGTTGTGGGTTAAGTCTTTAGTTACCTCAGAGACAAGCTTTAGCTTGGTATGATATCGCTAGTATACCGCAGTACATGTAGGAAGGATGGTAAAATATGCGCGTGACCCCTTCGGGTGAGAAGAAAAACGCACCCTCACCTCCCCTTTCTATCCAACGACCATCCTATTACAACAA